GGGTCTGGTAGCCGTTCGCGGTGACGCGCAGGCCCAGCTTCATATCCGTCTTTTCATCCGCGCCCAGATCGGATACCCAAAACACCGCCCGGCCGTCGGAATTGGTGACCACGTCCTTGGTGCGCTTGGAATCCTTGTTGTTGACCAGATGCACCAGCGCGCCGGACAGGGGATTTTTATCCGAATCATATACCGCGATGCAGATCTGCTTGGTGGAAATAACAGTCACGTCAAAATCAATCGCGTCGGCCGCGTTTTCCGAGATTTCCAAAGCGCGGGCCTTGTCCATTAAACCGGTGACGCTTTTCCCCTGCACTTGCAGCATACTGTGGTTGATGGGCGCGGCCAGCATGCTTTCACTGCACCGGTTGACCAGCGCGGTATAGTCGGCGTAGTTGGCGCTGATGGTCTTAATGGCCTGCAGGATCTCTTCCTTGGCCTCCATCATGCGGTCATAAGCGCGGGCGCGGTCATAGGCGGAGGCGCTGACGTTCTGATAGAGGCGGATGCCGTTGAGAATCGCCGTTCGCCCGTCCGAAAGCTGCTCTTCATAATAGGTAAGCTGATCTTCCAGCGTGCGCAGTTCCCATTCCAAGGTGCTGACATCGGCTTGGAAGCTGCTGCCGGACAGGCCGGAGGCCAACTGAATGTAATCCTGCGCCGAGCCGAGCAGGCTGCGCAGCTTTTCCGAGAGAAACCAGTCGGTCCACTGCCACATTTGCAGCGCGTTCATCGAGGCGGAGGGGCTCATGCCCTCGTGCCACGTGGCCCCGGTCTGAGCGTCGCCCGCCAGCGCTTTCAGCGAGGCGATTTCGGCGTAGTGCAGGACGGGCACAGCCGTTTCCGCCAAGCCGGGCATCGCGCCCAGCAGGATTGCCAGCGTCAGCAGAAGGGAGAGCAGCCGTTTCATCATAAGGAAACCTCCTATTCGTCGTAAAACGTCAGCCATTCCGGATGGGTTTCAATGTCGTATGCTTCGCGCCACTGGCTGACCAGCTCCTCCAGTCGGCGGGTTTGTTTGTCCGTCAGCGCCGCCTGCGTCAGCAGGTCGTGCTGCTCGTCCGTCAGCGCCAGCGGGCCGGCCGGTTCGTCCGCCGCGTACAGGATGATGTGAACGCCTGCCGACGTGACCACCGGCTCCGATACGTCCCCCGGCTTTTCGAGCGCCAGCGCCGCGCTTAGAAACGCTTCGTCCCACAGTTGGGAATCGGCGTGCAGCAGA